CTTCGACGCCGGGCATGTTCCAGCCAGGGCCGTAGGAGTTGTCGTTCGCCTGGGTCCAGTCGGCCTCGCCAGAGACCGACCCCCTGGCGGTTGACTCGCGGTTGCCGGCGTTCTCGTCAGTGTTGTAGGTGCCGGCGTCGCGCTGGCCCTTGTAGAACGTTGGCTGGCTGTAAACGACCGAGTCACCGCCACTGCCGGGACTCCAGCTGGGCACGGGCACGCCCTGGCTGCCCGGTGCTCCCGTGCCACCGAGCGCCACACCCGTGAAGGTTTCCCGCTCCGGGTACTGGCCAGGCTCGTTCGTGTCACCCACGTCGTCAAGGCTGGAGGTGGGAGAGCTGCCCGGTGCGCCCGAGCCGAAGTTCTGCTCGGGCAGGCCGAAGTTGCTCCACGCCGTAGTCGGGTACTGGCCCGGCTCGTTCACCGAGCTGCTGTCGTACCGTGCCATGTTAATCCTCCTGTGATGAGTCCCCGCCCGCCGGCCCCTTGGAAGGGCGGGCGGGGACTCACGAACTACGCCGCGTTGCCCTGGTACAGCTTGACCGCGCCGGTCTGGTCGACCAGCGTGCCGTCGCCACGGATCAGGGCGCGGAAGGCGACCAGGTCCGAGCCGAACAGGAAGTCGTCCGACCGCTCGAACCGGACCGGTCCGACGATGCGGACGAAGAACTGGGAGAAGTCGCCGAATGCGATCGACTTGCCACCAGTGACCACCGCCGGCATGAACGGGTCCGCCACAAGTGGCTTGCCGAGCAGCAGGTCAGGGCTGCCGAGCACCATGCTCGGCTCCCAAATGGGCCGCGACTGGCCGTCCAGCAGCAGCCGGAAGCCACCGATCGCCGCGTCCCTCGCCAGCCAGTAGCAGGACTTGCTCTGGCGGTAGGGAGCGATGACGCTGTACTCCAGGTTGACCAGGTCGGCGTACTGGGCAGCGCCGCCCTTGCCAGTGGTGGTGCCGGTGACGCCCACCGTTGCGGTGGAGATCAGGCCGTTTGGCATCGTGGTGCCGGTGCCGGTCACCAGGTCGGAACCGAACTTGTTGCCCAGCGCCCGGCCCGACTGCATGGCCAGATACCCCACGAGGTCCACGCCGCTGTCGTCTAGCAGCTCGCGTGCGACCTGGAGCAGGATGCCGTACTTGAAGGCACCCAGGGTGACCAGGCCGAACTGCGGCTCGGACTGCGCCAGCGTGCCCGCCTGGGGAGCTACGGCGGTCGCGGTCGAGTGCGACGTGGTCTTCGGGATCTGGAGGTTCTCGCCGCCAGCGGTGTTCAGCACGGTCGGGCCGCACTGGAGGATGCCGCTGACCTCGATCAGGTGGGCGATCAGCTGGTCGTAGAAGTCGGTCGGGACCAGGTTCGCGCCCGAGCCGGCGTTGGTGGACACCAGGGTCCGGTACTCAGCCTCTGCCCTGCGGACTTCGGCCAGGTTGACCGGGCCGTAGTTCCAGTTGATGCGGCTGTTGTCCGGGCGGGCCACCTCGTAGGCCCCACCAGGCGCGTTGCCCCGGCTGTCGCCGAGCAGGAACTTGCGCAGCTCGGTGTTGAGCATCTTGATGGCCGGGTCTTTCGCCATCTTCTTGCCCTCGGCGTCGGCGTGCAGGCGGTTGAACGCCTGGTCGGCCTCGGCGGAGCGCTGCTCAGCGTCGAGCGCTGCCTTGATGCGGGTGTCGAGGGTGTCCATTTCCTCGTTGAGGACGTCCCACTTGCCCTGCTCTTCCGCAGAAAATGCGCGGTTCTCGGTCGCCGCCGTGTCTGCCAGTGCCTTGCACTGCTCCCAGACGTTGAGGCGGCGGTCCCGAAGGCGCTTGGTGACCTCGCTGGCCATCGGCTCCTCCTGAAGCCCGTAGGGATGGTGATCCCCGGCGGGCTCCAGCCAGGAGGCGGGGGAATTACCCCGGCCCTGCGGCCTATCCAGGACGGGATGGCCTACTCCGTCCTGATGGCGATCTTACACCAGCGTTCTGCCCCTGTGGTGGGTCACCAGGGGCCGGTGCTGACACTCTTTAACGCCGGCCCGGGTGAGGGCGCGGCGGATATACAGGTCACACGAATGCCAGAACGGCACTGGCGGCAGCCCATAGGTGAGCGACACGCTCAGCGCGATCTTCTCCGTGGGGAACTCGCGCTGGAGCTGAGCGGAGAACCTGGTGCAGCCGAGCGCCTTGTTGATCAGTGGTGCCTCGTCCCACCGGGGACCGTATTCATATGGGAACACGCACCAGTCCCCGAAGCAGGACGCGAGCTGGGAGAGCACCTGATCGTGGATCTCGATGTCGTGCTCAATGATCAGCAGGTCATCTGACCCGTCCCAGCGCTTACTGATCTCCCGCCAGTAGGCGTCGTCGCCGTCGCCGGTCCACACCAGTTCCGTATCCGCCGGGAGGGCGTTCTTACAGGCTGGGTGCAGATCGGTGTAGAAGCAGGCGATCCGCAACTATCCCTCTTCGTCCCACTGGTCGCGCCGGCGCATCAGGATCTGCGTGAGCGCGGCCGGGCCGAACAGTCCCTTGCGCGGGCCAGCAGCCGGCATGGTGGGCCGGTCACTGCGGACGAAGAACTTGCGCAGATCGTCGTCAGCGGCGAACGCCCGCACCTCTTCGACCTCAGCCTGGACGTAGTCGGCGATCGAGTACAGGGCCGCGTCGAACGCCCGCAGCATCGAAGTGGTGTCGCCATAACCCGGAGTCAGCACCGGGGCCACGTCGATCAGGTCACCCGAATGCAGGGTCCGCAGCGCCAGGCCGTCGCGCCAGTCCCACTCGTCACCGCCTGGGTGGCAGCGGAACGCGAAGGACGAGTACCGGATGTCGCGCCGCTCGACCAGCTCGCGGATGTCGGCGCGGGACTCAGGCGGCTTCACCATGTAGTCGAGCCCGATCCGGTCCGGCCCGAGCCGCAGTGTGTCCGCGTCGGTCGTGCCAAGCACCATGTTCGAGTCGTGGTTGTACCGGCAGACGACCCCGGTGCCGTCATCGACGTTCTTCCAGCCGCGTGACTGCACCTCGTTGAAGAACCCTGGCATGACGCGCTCTTTGAAGCCGCCGAGGTTCTTCGACTCGCGGGGGATGAACACGGTGGCGTAGCCGCCGATCCACTTGCCCTCGGTACCCATGTCGCGCATCTCGATCGGCCGGTCCAGGTCACGGAACTGGCTGGTGATCCGCACCTCGCGCCGCTCGTAGTCGCGGGACAGGCTGGACTCACCGACGTGGACACCGAACTTCTTGGCCATCGTCCGGATCTTGGCCATCGCCTTTTCCCCGAACGGGGACGAGCCGGCGCGGGCGAGGGCGTTACGGACGTGTGAGGCGTCGTGGACGGGGAAGTGCCGCAGCGAGCGGGGCGTGGTCTTCCCGTCCTGATCCTTAGTACCCCCCGGCTCGATGTAAGCGAAGGCACTGTCCGGGAGGTCGTTGGCCTCGGAAGTGGAGATGGCCGCCATTAGTGCGCCTTCCCATTCATGGCAGCCTTGGCCGCCGGGATAAAGTTTTCCGCCCTGCTCCGCAGCAGGGTGAGCGCGGCCGGCCCGAACAGGGGCTCACCGTCCCCGCTGCGGTCCTCTTCCCGCCGGGATGCGGCCTGCTCCACGACGGGAAGATCTGCGAACAATGTATCAAGATCTCCGCAGGTTACGGCTTCCGACGCCTTACGGGATCGTTCATCGCATTCATGTCCGCGCAGACGGCCCGCCGTCGCGTGGACGGCGAGCAGCTCGCGGGCATGGTCCCGGTCAGTGTCGGAGGCGCGGTATTCAGCCGGCCCGAAGTCCGACCGGCGCGGCACCGATGGTGCCATGCCATCGGTCAGGTGCGGCAGGCCCTCGAACAGCTGTGCCAGCTCACCCGTGGTCCTTGCCGCACTCACGGCGGCGATCTTCTCCGTCACCTGCTCGGCTGTCAGGTGACCCAGCCGGCCGTAGGTCTGGAGCATAGTGACCGCCGACTTGCGGTCGCTGCCAACTACTTCGCCATCAGGCGGGCCGAACATCTGGCCCGAGCGGACCTGGGTGATCAGCTTCGCCAGGTACTGCTCCGGGGAGGCTGTGAGCGGCGGCTTCCCGGCGGTCATCGGGTTGACCATCTCCGGGTTGTCCTGCTCCATCTTCAGGATCAGGTCGGCGATCAGCTGCGCTTCCATCTCCACCTGCGGGATGTAGCTCTTGGGGATAGTGCGCGTGGTGGCCACCATGCGCTGAAGCACCGGCAGCGGGATCGGCTCGTTGCCACCAGAGATCGGCGGCTTGTCATCGTCGGCCCGGATCTCGTTGACCGTCCGCGTGCCGATGTTCCGCTGAATCTGGTACACCTCGGTGCGGGTGTGCGGGTCCATCTTCAGCAGGTCATCGACATCGAACTTCACGTACTGGGTGGCGGGCAGCAGAGTGGTCAGCAGATGCTCCCACCGGGTCAGCCACGGGCGCAGCGTGGTGATCAGCTCGTCCAGCAGGTTCATCGTGACGTTCGAGTAGGTGAGCCCGTCGTTGCGGGTACCGCCAACCCGGTAAGGCTGCACGCCGTAGATCGCCGCGATCTGGGTGGCGTTCAGCTGCATCGCCTGGATGAACGCCGCCTCGTTCTGCGGGACCGTGAGTGCCTTGTAGTCCCAGTCCCGGCCGTAGACCAGCGGCTGCCGCATGCGGATCGTGTCGGTGAGCCGCTGCCGGATCTGCTTCGCCTGCTGGTCGTTGACCTCTTCGGACACGTTCTGGAAGGTGCCGGGCGGGAAGCCACCGTTGCCGAACCAGTCAGCCGAATACTTCAGGGCGTCCAGGCCCTGGCCCCACAGCAGCGAGAACGCCTTGAGGGGGCTGACTCCCTCGACCCGGCCAGCGACACTGAACGCCTTCAGCTGGATCAGTTCCTGGCGTTCCATCAGGTGGCCGTTGTAATAGATCCGCGCCCGCATCGGGTTCTCGGGCTGCTGCTCGTCATCCTGGACGCTCATCCGGTCCGGCGGCAGCCATGCCACGCCGGTCGGCAGGCCGAGCCCATCGGAGCCAGGAATGCCGCCCCGGTTGGTGATCAGGCCCCAGGCGTTGCCGTGCAGCAGGGCCGACGTGGAACCGGTGAACATCCAGTCATACATGGTGCCGCTGACCTGCGGGCCACCGCCGGCGATGGGCGAGCCGAGCAGCGAGGTCGTGTAGATCCGCTGGCTGGTGCCATCGGGCAGCCCCCGGTACACCTTGATCGGCAGGGAGGCGATCTGGTCGGCGATGAACCGGATCGCCGAATAGCAGGCACCGAGCGACAGTACCGAGTCCTGGCCCTGGGTTTCCCGCGACGGATGGGTGGGGCCACCGATGTTGAATTTCCAGTACGGGTTCCGCCACGGCTGCCACGGCACGCCACCGATGGCCCGGGTCTCAATACCGATCCGGTCCACTAGGCCCACGGCTTGCCTCCCGCCCACACAAATAGCGGCGGCGGCCACGCCTGGTCACAGCATAGAAGCCGGAAGCTCCCAGCGCACCTTCCATGCCTCTTCGATCGTGGCGGCCCACGGCTCGAACTCGATGCCCCACGACCACCAGTGCAGGCCGTCATCGAACACAGTGTGCTGGCCGGGCCAGTCCACGCCGAGAATGCAGGCCGGCGGCGGGCCGGCGCAGTCCAGGCTGAATTCGAGGAGTCGTGCGCCCGCGAGGCCGTGGATAGCGGCCATCTCCAGCGTGTGCTCGATGACAGCGCCATCGTCGGGGTGGTCAGCGGTCAGCCGGTACAGCGCCACCACGTCAGCGTCACCGACCGGCCAGCCCTGGAACCGCAGCGACGCGGCGAGGGCTTCGGCCGCGCAGCAGGCGATCCCGTCAGTGAACCCGCGCTTAGCGGAGCGCCCGCCGCCACCCCCAGCGCCGTGGTGCGCCTTGCCCGCTTTGTGATGGGAGGCACCCACTGGCTTCTGCGGTTTGGCCGCGTGGGCGACCTTGTGCTTAGGTCGCTGCGGTCGCTGAGGCCGGGCTGGGCGCTGCTTCGCGCCGCCACCAGTTCCGCCGGCCTTCGGCTTTTTGCTCACGCCGGCTCATCCTGGGCCGAGGTTCTTCGCGTGCTCCCAGGTGACAATGTCCGCCGCCGCCAGCTTGTTGAGGCCAGTGTGGCGCTTGTAGGGCCAGACACCGAGATCATGGGCGAGCTGCACGTCCGCTGGGGTGGCCACGTCAGGTACTGGCACCGGGACTGGCACCGGGACTGGCGCGGGCAGTGTGGCCGGGATGGGCACGGTCACGTCGCCCTGCTCGGCCAGCAGCCGGGTCAGGGTGTCCCAGCTCATCGAGAACGAGCCTTTATTACCCCAGGAGGCACCCCAGCTGTTGTCAAGGAAAATCAGCTGGGAGTTCACATCGAGGCCACGGACCACGATCTCATGGCCGCCGCGCACTGAGGCGTTCGGCGAGATGACGACGAGGCCGCTGGCATCGGGGGAGTCGAAGCTGTCATACCAGCTGGTGCCGAGCAGGCCCGGCCCGGCGCTAAATGCCTGGAGCGCGGTGTTCAGGTCGAAGCAGTGGGTGTAGCCGGACAGCAGGCCCGCGTTCTGTGCCGCCTTGCACACACTCAGCCCGTCGCTGCCAGTGTCGTCAGGCGGGTAGGAGCCCGGGTAGCCGTCGAGCCGGGTGGCCGCGCCATACAGGCTGATGGCCCCCGCCTCGTTCAGCGTCATGTGCGCGGCAGGCAGGCCCTCGTAGACGGGCGTGGTGCCGAGACTGCCCACCATCGCGTTGCCGGTGCAGGAACCGAGGTTCCCCTGATCGAGGATGCCGATCATCCGCGCCCACGTCACCGTCCGCAGTGCGGCGTCGCTGCGGTAGGGGTAGGCGAGGGAGCGGGAGTCGTGCCAGACGTGCCGGCCCAGCGGCTTGCCTTCAACCGGGTGTTCGGTGATCTGGTTTACCCGAACAGTGTGAGTCATCCGATCTGGTACCGCTCGATCTGGGCACGCAGCATGTCGTTCTCCGCTATCAGCGCCTTGACGTCCGGCTGATTCAGTGGCAGGTCGCGGGCGGTGCGCCAGCCCATCTTCGCCGCCGATGCGCACCAGGCGAACGCGAAGAACACCATGGTGAACGCCTTGGCGGTCAGCCAGGCGATGGCGAAGATCAGGCCACCGATGAGGCCGAGGATCACCTTGCCCGGCGACGCCTTCCGGGCGTCGGCGGTGATCGCCTCCAGTGGCACCCGCTCATGCAGCGGCTTGCGCCCATTCGCCGGGGCTATCGTCACCGTGTCGGCCATCACTTCACCTGCTTCCACTGCTGGTCGTCCCCGGAGCCGGTCGCGCCGGGGACGCCCTTGATCTTGGTCTTGCGGATCGGCGGGCGGGCGGCGGGCATGTCTTGCGCCCACACGCCCAGCGGCGGTCCCATGTCGGACACGAACGGCGGGCCGCCGCCCACTGGCTCATCGTTTTCGGCCCAGCCGCTGTGCTGCTGCTCAGCCACGACCGCCTCCTAAAGCCCCGCCGTCACAGTGGCGTGCCGGCTGGAGCATCCATTTCCCTGTCATAGCACCGACCTCAGTACGTCATAGCCGCGCCCGAACTTCCGCGCTGCCCATACTGCCATGGTTCCCGCGCACAGCGGGGAAATGTCGGCACTGGTGTCCCGCCGTGCCCAGGCGTGCATCCCGTCACCCACGTCACGCCGCACACCAGCAGCGACCGCCTTGCCCAGCCCGTCCTGGCCACGGTGGACGATCGTGCCGTCGCTGACGCCGCGCACGAACTGGGCGTGGGCCTGGGCCACGTCACGCAGCTGGCAGACCTCCAGGATCGGCTCAGCCGTGGGGCGCGGTTTCTTCGCCGACAGGCCCACCGCCTCACACGCGGTGATCAGCTCAGCGCCGGGGCCGATCGGGTCGATGACGATCTTGGCGACCCGGTTCTTAGCGACCAGCTCTTTCAGGCGCGGCACAATCCAGGCGACCCCGGACCGGTGGTCATCCCACTGCCCGTCGTTGCCGATCTCCAGCGAGCAGACCGGCACCCGGATAACCTCGCCGGTCTTGTCGTCAGCGACCGCCGCCTCGAAGCCGGCCATGATGCCGGCGATGGCGATCGTCGCCGCACCCTGATCGGGGGCGATGTCCACCGACAGGCAGATCCGCTCCGGGCGGGGCATCTCACCGGGGCCTGGCCATTCGCAGCCGGTCCACAGGTGCTCGCTGATCACCGACCACGACAGCTCGTCCAGTGGCCAGTCGCCGATACCGAGGCGTTCGCGGTCGAACCCGGCCGGGTCCATCTTGATCAGCTCGCGGGCGATGTGCTCCTCGCTGATGCGGATGTTCATGCCCGGGTTGGCGCGTGCCCACGAATTCGGGTCGTCGCGGCGGTCGTGACCGAACGAGCAGCGCCGCTTGCCCTTGTCGGGGCACAGGTCGGGGCAGAACTCGCACGACCATTCCATGAAGCACAGCGTCGGGTCGTTCTGGGCCAGGCCGCGCTTGCGCACCCGGGACAGCTGGATCGAGTCGGGCATCCCGGCTGACGCGGTGTACCACATCTGCGGGTTGGGGACGGCTGACATGGTGGGCATCGACGCGGACACCTGCTCGTCCGACAAGATCATCGCCTCGTCGTAGTAGACGGCGTCGGCGGTGAACGACCGGCCCGAGCCACGGGACCGCGCCAGGAACCGCAGCCGGGGGGCGACTGACTTGCGGATCTGGGTGCCTTTGTGGCCGAAGATGAGCGTCGGCTCGGGGCGCAGCTCGATGGCCTCTTCGCCGTGGGAGGTGCGGATACCGCCCGGCTTGACCTTGCGCAGCAGCTCAGAGTTGCCCCGTATCATCGACTGCATGCGCAGGAAATGCTCACCGGAAGCCTTGAACTCGTGAGCGGTATGGATCTGGAGGGCCTCGCGGAGCACGAACAGGCCGGCCAGCTGCCGGGCTTCAAGGCCCGAGTTTTTACCATTCTGGCGTGCGATGATCCAGGCGACCTCGAAGGCGGCCCACAGCCCGTTGCGGCGGGTGCCCATCGACTGGGTGAGGCCCCAGCCCTGCCACTCATCGAGGACCAGGCCCGACTTGGCGGCGAAGTCCACCGCATCCTCGCCGGCCGCATACGAGTGCGCAGCAGGGATTGAGCACAGGCGGGGCCGCTGCGCTCCAGTGATCTCCTCGCCGTTACCGAGTGGAACGGTCATGCAGGCAGGATAGCTCCTGCCTTATTTGACGCACCCCCGCATGCGGGCCAGCTCGTGACGCAGCTCTACGTTCTCGTCGTTGAGCCGCATGTTCTCCCGGTGCACGTCCGCGTTCTGCCGGGCATAGGCATCAGCCGCCTGCGCTCTGGCCTTCAGTTGCTCTGACACCAGCAGGTCGGCTTCCCGCAAGGCGTCAGTGACGATACGCACGGCGGACAGGCCACACACCGCATCGAAGTGCAAGCGGTCTGCCTCTTCCAGGGCGTCAGTGACAACCCGCTCCGCCTCGCCCCAGGTGGCAGGGTTCTCCGCCACTACGGCACCTCGGGCAGGTCGGCCACCATCTTCTGCCAGTCGTCAGCGGCAGCCGTCTGCTCCGGGTCGGTGGTAACAACGAAGTCCTCGAACTTCAGCACCTCGCTGATCATGTCGAACGCCGCGTCGGACAGGGACTGGTTACGGCGGGCGGCATACGCCTTGACCCTGTCCTTGAAGTCGTGCGAGCACCCAAGGGTGATGGTGGTCCGGTTGCCGCTATCTACGCTCATGCCCGTATGCTACCCGGTGCTACTGGCTGCTTCGCGCATGTTCCGCTCCCGCTTCGCCCGGACCTCGTCCACGTAGTCGTCGGGAGCTTTCGCGGGGGCGAGCGCGTGCAGGGTCTCCATGCCCAGCCGGATCTCCCGGGCGAGCGCTGCCGCGTCGCGGGGAGTCTGCCCGTCATCGAGCAGCCCGGCGAGGGCCAGGATGCCCTTGCTGATGACAGAGTCGCAGTAAGGCTTCGGCAGGGCGCGGATCTCGCGCCGGGCCGCCGCCTCAGCTGGGCGTATCGGCCGTCTCGCTGCCATCGGGCTTCCCGGTGAGCCGGCCGAGCAGGTGGGCGACGCTCTCGTGCGGCGCGGGCTCGGTCTCTTCGTGCCCGTGGGCGATCTGGGCTGGCGAATGCGGCGGTGCCTGGCGGCCGACCGCAGCGGCCTTGATCGCGGCAGCGATCTGGCCCGTACCGGACTGTGAGGACTGCATGGCTCCTCCTACGTCACGCCGATCACCAGGTGGAAGTGACCGATCCGCAGCACCCAGTCGAACCCGCCGAGGGCGTGGACGACGAGTGCCACCAGGATCAGGATAACGATTGCCACCAGCAGGTAGATCAGCCACCGCACGAACGGGGGGACTGTGGCCAGGAATCCCATGGTCATCCTCCTCTGCGGCCAGCGTGAACAGGCATATACCCAAGTCGGCGTTTGACAACCCTGTGCCGTCCGCGCTACCTTTGGATACCGCACGAAACGCAAGGAGCCGACTCATGCGCATCATCAAGCTGTTCCTGCGTGCCTTGCCGTTCGCCGTGATCGCTGTCCTGCTCATGGGCAGCACCGGCCCCGCAGGCTGCGGCGGGGGCGTGACCGCCGCAGCCTGCGGGCATCACGTCCCCCACGCGATGCGCCACTTCGCCAACAGGGTCATGAACCAGCTCGGCGCACCACACGGCGGCGCGAACGTCGCCTCATTCAACTGCTGGGCCGCCGCCGAGAACACCTCAGCCAGCTGGAACCCGCTCGCCACGACCCTGCCCGAACCAGGCTCCAGCAACTTCAACACCACCACCGATGGCACCGCGCACGTGCAGAACTACAGCAGCGAAGGCCAGGGCGAGCAGGCGACCGCAGCGACCTTACTGAACGGTAACTACAACGACCTGGTGCAGGCATTCAGGAGCGGCGGCGGAGTGTGTGGCTATCACGCCAGCTTCGAGACCTGGTCCGGTACCTACAGTTCCGTCTGTTCATAGGAGAGACAGTGAAACGCATTCTGGCCACCGCCCTCGCGGTGATCATGCTCGGCCTGCTGGGAGCCGGTTGCAGGCAGGTCCCTGTGGTGGCGACATCAGTGGGAGCGATCCCCGTCTACACCGGGCTCGGCCACCCGCCGCAGCAGGCCGGGAGCGGCACCTGGATCAAGGTCGGCCACGGCAACTGGTGGTGGTGGGTGGTGACCGGTGGCGCGGTCAGCGCCGCGTCGATCAAGGCGCTCGCCCTCGCCGCCAGCACCGGCCGGCCGTCCCAGCCCGCACCGCTCGCCGCTGCCGCGCTGATCAACAACCCGTGCCTCGGGCCGCAGTCCGGCAAGCCCAAGTCCGGCTACACCAAGATCGCCGCCTGGTTCGTGAAGATCACCGGGCAGAAGCTGCCATACGACAAAGCGAACGAGTACCCGGTACTGAACTGCTACGAGTTCTGGAAGATCATGGGCAGCAAGCAGGTGCCGGCGAGGCTCAAGTACCTCTACGACTGCATCGCCAGCATCCTCACCAACGGCATCGCCCTGTCGATGGCCGATGAGTACCGTGGCCTGACCGGCTGGTTCGGCTGGTCATGGGAAGGTGGTCACGTCGTCGCCGACAGGGGTGTCATTAAGGACGTCAAGCCCGGCAAGGGCGGCTGGCGGAAGTGTGCGGAAGGGTGACCATGAACAGGCCGCGCCACGACGGCACACTGGACGCGGCGATCCTGAGAGCCCTCGCCGCAGCCCCCGGAGGGGTGCTGACCACCACCGGCCTGCTCGCCGTTGGCCGCAAGCCGCACACCGACTGGGCCGACCCGATGATCACCCGCCAGCGGATGCTGGCCCATCTGGGCAACAACCTGCGGGCGATGGTCAAAGCTGGCCTGGTGGAAAAGGCCGGCGTAACCACTGATGTGGGATGGCAGAACTGCCCGGTCATCCGCTGGCGGATCACCCTCGCCGGGCGTGACCTGATCGCCTGGTGGGCCGACCCTGCCAGGCTGACCGAAGAGAATCATCAGACCCGCGCTGTGGCACGCCGGGCCGAGCGCCAGCTCGCCCTCGCCGAGCGCCGCATCCTGCTCGACAAGGCCGCCGCCCTGCATGGTCACCGCCCACCACGGATAGAACGCCAGCAGGCCGCGCTCGGCCTGCGCGAAGCCGGATGCACCCTCCGCCAGATCGGGGATGCGCTAGGGGTCACCGCCGAATGCATCCGGCTGGACGTGATCAGCCCGCCCTATGTTCCCAGGCTCGCGCATTACCGGTCCAAGCGCATGGCGGAACTACGCGAGCTGGTAAGCCAGTGGCGGAAGACCGCCCTCGTCCTGGACTCGGAGCACAGCGCGGAAAGGGCCATGCTCGCCTGCGCCACCGACCTGGAGGATCTGCTTAATGGGTGACATGTATATCGCCACCATCCCGCAGTGCCCCACCCACGGGAAGATGAAGTGGATACACCCCGAAGGCGAGCACGGCATCCTGCTCGACAGCTACTGGATCTGCCACGGGTTCGACGGCGAAGGCTGTGACCACCGCGTCGATGAGAAGGACATGGACTGGACCGCCATCAACGAGGAGACGTTCAGGATCAACGGGATGACCGTTGGTGAGCCCATCCACCTGCGTGCTACCGGGCAGCTTGAGTGAAGATTGGTGAGCTGTGCGCCGGCTACACCGGCCTGGGCATGGGCGTCCAGGCCGTACTCGGTGGCCATATCGCCTGGGTGGCCGACAACGACCCTGGCTGCGAGATCATCCTGAAGCACCGGTTCGCCGGCCCGAACCTCGGCGACATCACCAGCATCGAGTGGGAGTGGGAGGAGCCGGTCGATATCCTCACCGCCGGCTTCCCCTGCCAGGACGTGTCCTGCGCTGGCCAGCGCAAGGGCCTGCGGGCCGGCACCCGCAGCGGCGTCTGGTCCCACGTCGCCCGTGCTATAGAAGAACTGCGGCCACCGCTGGTGGTCCTGGAAAACGTGAGGGGCCTGCTCAGTGCCTACGCCGATAGCGTCATGGAACCCTGCCCGTGGTGTCTGGGAGAAACCGGACACGAACATTCTCTGCGGGCAGCAGGTGCCGTTCTCGGAGACCTGGCCAGACTCGGGTATGTCACGGTCTGGCGAACTGTTCCCGCTTCCGCAGCAGGGGCCGCCCACGAGCGCAACCGGGTCTTCTTCCTTGCTGCCGACCCCACAGGCGATAGACGGCCACCCGAAGCGGAGCGTTTCACCGGAAGCGGCAGCCCGGAGGCTGTCCAAGGGGAAGCAGGCGGGACTGCCCGAGGTGTTCGCGCTCCTCCCGGAGCGGGTGAAGAACGAACTGATGGCGACACCGAACTCGCGGGACTGGAAGGGTTCCCCTGGGAAAGGCTCGCGGGAGCGGGGCGGTCACCAGGCCAGCCTGCCAGCCGACGTGGGGAAACTGACTGGGGAGACTATGCCCCAGCCATCGCCCGATGGGCAGATGTTGTGGGACGGCCAGCCCCCCCACCAGCAGTCCCTGGACGAACTCGACCCCGGCTTTCTGCCCTCTTCGTTGAATGGATGATGGGCCTGCCGCAGGGCTGGGTCACTGACGTGCCGGGCCTGTCCCGTACCCAGCAGCTGAAAGCTCTCGGCAATGGCGTGGTTCCGCAGCAGGCCGCACTCGCGCTCACGCTCCTGCTCAACGACCTGGAGGCTGCCCTGTGAGGCTCCGCCGCGATTCCCCCGGCCGGCACGTTCTGCCTTCCTGCGGCGACCCCGAGTGCTACTGGTGGCACCACAAGATCGCAGGCTGGTTCATGCGCCGCCGCCCGTACCCATGGGAAGATCTGAAGTAAGTATCTCGATACCGAGATAAACCTCAAGTAGAGGTTGAATCGAGTACCCGGAATAGCCATGTGGTGGTACATCGGGCTCGCCATCGGGTACACGCCACCACTCCTGCTCTTCGCCTGCTGGGGCGTGACCAGGTTCGTGCCCCGCTGGCGGCGCAGGTGGGACGACGGGGAATAACCCCGCGCTACTCTGCGCTACAGTGTGCGACATGACATTCATAGTGGAGGGACCATGAGCGCCGGGGCCAGCTTCTTCGCCATCGCGGTGATTTGCATCTCGCTGCCTTGGGTAGCTTTCAGGATGATCTTCGGCGGCAGTCCCCCCGGGCCAGACACACACATACCCACCTACCAGTGCCTCGGTCATGTCCATCACAGCGAGGCAGCCGCAGACCAGTGCCCCGCCCTCAAGACCTGGTTCGCCGACTACAGCGCCGGCAAGGTGGACTACCAGGGGAACCCCATCCCCCAGCCCGGCGAACTCAGGGCCTGCGAGAAGTGCGGGCGCAACCACTTCGAGGACGAGTGCCCGCCCACCGGCTACCGGGCCACCGATGGCAGGACCGGCGAAGTCGTCGGCTACTGGCAGCCCAGGTCATGAGCACCGAGCCCACCCAGACGTGCTGGCTCTGCTGGCGGCAGGTGGTGGTCGAGCCCACTGGTCATGGATTCCCGCCCGAGGTGGCTGCCAGGAAACTGCGCCGGTTGTGCCAGGCCCACGACTGTCCCTGCGACCCCGTGTACCGAGCGGGGATTGTCATCGGTCCCCGACCTACTGGACAGTGAACCCCATGAGCAACCTGCGCCGGATGCTGTCCCGCGCCATGCGCACCAGCCCCTGGGACGACGGCAAGAAAGACCGCGAGTGGGGCATGACCAAGCGCCGCCAGCGCCGGATCGAGCAGCGGGAAACCGAGGGGCTGGTCACCGAGGCCGCCGAACACGAGCACACCGAGGCCACTGACTGTCCTGGCTGCCCCGGCCTGCCGCCCGGTGTCCACGACTTCGAGATCCACTTCCCGTGAACTACTTCATCAGTGAGCACGGTGAGTAGCCATGAGCGTCGAACGTCCATTCGAGGTCACTCCCTGTTGCCGTCATGGCGTCCCGATCACTGACCTGGACGCCGCGAACTGCGCCTACTACGAAAGCTTGTTCGAGTGGGGCACACACAGAGTGACGGACGGGCCAGGTACGCCCCGCGATTCCAGTGGAAGGTCGGGGATACAGGCAGATACTGGTGAAGACGGCCGAACGAACTCGCATTCGTAAAAAGCCTCTGACCTGGGGGGGAACGACCCTTAGACATCGAAAACTTCGATGTGGGGAGAGAAAATTCCGGCCCTCCGTGCGTTCCCTACGTTTTGTAGTCAAAAAAACACGGAGGGTTACGGTAACGCTGTGTAATATCGAACACTTGTGCGACGAACACTTGTTCGATAACACGGAGGGTGACCGGTCACCGTCTGTAATATCGAACACTTGTTTGGTGTGAGCCGACTGACTCATTAGCGGGCTAGTGAGTAGAGCAACTGACTAGATGGATGGTGACCGGTCGCATGGTGACCGGTGCGCGGCATGGTGACCATCCCTGCCACCTCGGCGCATGGTGACCATCCCTGCCTGCCCTGCTCTGGCACGCGCTAGGGGCTGGCCGCGCATGGGGTGAGGCTGGCCGGCTAGGGGCATGGGTGGATGGGTGCACGCTGGCCGCTAGGGGCATGCCGCATGGGTGGATGGGTGCGCGTATGGGTGGCTGGCACGCGGCACGCACGGGGGCGCATGGGGCCTCGCTGCTAGCGCACTGTGACCGGGTGCCTACGCATGTAGTAACATGCCCTATATGGCCCTGTGCGCCACGCTGACAGCCTTGCCCCCCTTACCCATCCCCTTACTAGGGGCCGCACCTGATAGGGATAGGTGCACGTCATGAGGGGTGCCACGTAGGCACGTCTGGGCCGGTTGCTCCCCCCGGGCATGAGTGAGCCCCCGTGCCGTGAGGCTGGCACGGGGGCTCTTGGGTGGGTGGGCGTGGGCTAGGGCATATCGGCCGGCCGGGTCCGCTCCCCGTTGTGCGTGTCATGCTGGCATGTGCTGAGTGTGGCACCATGCCAGCACTTGACGTCGCGGGGGTCGTGCACCGTGGCCAGGAGCAGAGCCCTCCCGTACGCGGCGTGGGCATCCTTGCAAGGCTGGCACGCCTCACGGTCGCAGGCGCACGCCATCTCGCGGTCTTCCCGCTGGCATGCCTCACAGTTGATATCGCTGTCCTGCCCCGGCCGCAGGCCGTGACCGTGACTCTTGTGATGGCGGACGCGCATGGCGTCATGGGTGGTGATCCCTGTCACGCGAGGACATGTGCTGTCGTGGCGCTTGTGCATCACGTAGCCGGATTGCGTGCCATGCTGAGCGGTGCGCCCGCTCTGTGAGTTGCCCCCGAACGGGCCGGCGGGCTTGACCGTGGTTGGCCGGCTGATCATCTCGCTACCTCCATAGCTCTTGGGTGGTGCGGGGACGGGCGGCCGGCGCCGGGTTTAAACCGGCCCTTACCGGAATCGAACCGGCTACCTAGTGGGCCACCTTCCGGCCGCCCGTCCCCTGTTGACTTGTCCTGTACCCCATCATGCGCCTTCCCCGCTACCGTGTCAACATGGGACCGGCCCCCATGCCGTGATCCTGGCATGGGGGCCGATGGCGTGGTGACTAGCGGCCGATGATGGCACCTAGCAGGAATCCCAGCGCGGCGCACATGATCAGGTAGGCGAGCACGGCCACTACGGTGCTCATGCGAACCGGCCCGGGAAGAG